TTCTAACGGCCCTAACAATCAGTTAGGGCCCCCGCGGTCTCACGACCGCGGGGCCCAACCAACCTTATGTGAAAGGACACCATCTCGGGGAACAACTCCCCCTCGACGATTACCAGTACCATAGGTGGCGCAAGCTAGGACTACTTCAGGCGAAAACCGCTGGAAGCTCACAATACGTGAGCGATGCGGTCTATAAACCCGAAGGTACCTTATACCGTGACGCCAACGGGTGGTCCAACGCTCTGCATCGTCATGTATGACGATGTCACCGAGGGCTTCTGGCCCTCGACAAGATCGAATCCCGGTAGGGATGCAATCCAGAGCACTAAACCAAGCGCGCATACCATCACCCATGCCGCTCGCGGCAAGACGGTGATTAAGAGCACGCAAACCGTTAGCAACAGCGATATAGTCTTGAGGTCCATTTGGTTCTTCCTTGAGAAAGTACGGCCTTACAGGCTTCCCATTAAAGAAGTCTTGACCGCAACTCTCTCGGAACGCGTCATCGTCGAAGAACGACTTTTCCGCATTCAAAGAGAACCCCAGAAACTCCAAGACCGACTTCAGAGGACGGTATACATCGTTCTTCACGATGATATCGTCGCCGAACACGAAGACGTCTCTACCAAGGATGCCTATGTGACCGCACTGACGTGCGACCACGGTGGCTACCGCGGCAAAGATGATTGTCTCAAGTTCGAACGTGAAGCCGTTCCCCATGCTTGAAAACTTCTCAAGCACGACCCATTTGCCGTCAATGAACGTCTTGCTGCTCCGAAGAGCGGCAAGTTGTTCATACCAGCGATGGGGTAAGAGAACCTTGACCAGGTTCCTACTTACGGTGTCGCTTGCGTTTGAGAGATCTAGAGTTGCAAACTCTTTCGTGACAGATGACACCCGGGCGACCTGCCCATGGATGGTCTGTACATGATCCAAGTCCCAGCGGCCGGCAGTCGACTTCTTCAGTCGTTGCCGAAGCTCTCTCCCGAGAGCAAGCTGATAAAAGACGTTGATGTCTGGCTCGGCTGCAATAGCCCGATCAGTTTTCGACGTCTTCGGAACCGTTGCGAAACGGTTCCCAGGGACGAAGGAGATCTCTCCGCAGTGTGCAGCTATAGCGCTGCCCCACTGTGTACCTAACCACTGTGGTAGGTACCAGATGGCACTGCGGGTCAATGATGGGGCGGTCGACATTTTGTCGGGTACAGTGGTTCTCCCGCCTTTCTTGGAGTACGTAGCGCCCGGCCCGAACCGGCCCAATGCCAAAGCATTGGGCCCACGGCCGATCCAACCCTTTATCACTTTTCTCACCTCAAGGAGGAATTCCCCGAGACGCCTATCCCCGTCATCAGCGCAAGGCAAGCCTGGCGCACAATGTTCCGGTAGATAGGGTGAAAGGCGTTCGTTGGCACGGTAGCAATCCCTCTCGCCTTCCCACCACTTCTTCACGGCGTTCGCACGCCGGTCATGAGTAGTAGGGAGTTTCTCGTATTTCCGCAACAGCCCTGCGGCTGCTGCGTCACGAGCGTAGAGAGACGCATCCGTGTAGCTACGTGGATCCGGAGTCACCTCCGAGATCCCATCCCAGTCACCTTTTCGTAGCATCTCTGCTAAGGAAAAAGCTAAAGGAGTACCAAGGCCCTCGTAGAGACGAAGGGCAATCCGCGTCAACTCACTCGGCAGCGAATGTTTGGGCATACAGTTCCTCTTAGACCGTCAGGTCGCAGAGTAACCGTTAGCGATCGCTTGCTTGATCAGAGAGGCCGCCAGGAGATTACACGCCTGGTAGACCGCTTCATTGATCTCGCCAGCGGGAATCCCTTGCGGGACCATCGCCGTGCCCTGGATCACCACTTTGTCCTTCGCCGCGTACAGCGTCGTGGTCGTGTCCTGGACAGCATACGGAGCAACATAGTTAAAGTTGCTCTGACGTGCCGTCTTTGGACCGTTCCACTTGGCCTGCAAAGCGAACGACTTGCGGAGACCCAACGGCAAACCTGCCGGAGCGCCAGTGTCCTGACGCCAGATGGCGGGCGAATTGTCGCC